TTGCCGTCTTCAGCGTTCGTAAAATTCTCATACACATGGCTCCGCGTCACGCCTTCAAGGGTCGCTATGGCCGCCCGCGTGCCGTCAAGAAGGGTCTCTGAAGGGAGTTCCGTTGAGATTGCCTGCCGCGCCCTCAGTTGGGAATCCGTCTCCACGGGCTGGCCCGGAGAGGCCGCTGCGGCGTTCGTTACGCTGATCCACCCGGAAGTCGGCGTTCCTATCGTCGTCACGGTCCCTATGGCCGCATTGATGGCGCCGAGGACCTGGCACGTCGCCGTGACGGTAAGTGTGCCTCCTGAGGGAATCGTGACGGGCGTGGGCAGGGACCAGTTATTGCCGTTGACGTCGGTGACTATCCCATTTACAATCGTGCTCCCTGCCGTGCCCGTTAATAACACGTCACAGGTCGAATAGGAGGCCACGAGGCGGGAGAGGCCGTTAATTTTCACCAGCGAATCAAGGGCCGCGCCGATGGCAGTCTGGGAAGCGCGGTTATTATACTCAAGCTGCAGGCCCTGCATGGCGTCGCTGAGCATGAGGGAGACGACTCCGATCCATTGAGCATCGGCGGAGTCGGGGCCCAGGTACACATCAGCGCCGTAGACAAGCTGGAAATTTGCGATCAGGTTATTCTGAATGTCTTGAAAAGACGGAATAATTAACCCGGCCGAAGTGATAGCGGGAGCTTCATAACTCATGATAACCCCCGGGGCGTCGGAATGTTCGTGACGGTCACCGATCCGTAGATCGTATTGGCCGTGCAGGAAAAGCTGTAGGTGCGCGTCGTCCCATTGTAGCGGCTCGAAAACTGCTCTATCCACTGGACGCCCTGGACGCCGAGGATCCCGGTCCTGAATATGCGGTCGAGCTCCACCTGAGCCGTTCTCCAACCGAGCACTTCCTGAAACATCGGTATGCCGCTCTTCATATCTTCGAACCATTCCCCTAAGAAAAGGTTCAGTCCCGTCATGATCGCCTGCACCACGGCGGCTTTATTGACGAGGAAGTTATTTTGCCCCTGCCCGAACATCGGATCATAATTTTGGTCTAAGGCGCGGTATCTCATACCACCCCCAGGGTCTGGCCAGTGCCGCTTGTCACTCCGGAGTGCTTATGCTGCAAAAATACTCGGCCGTCAATGGTCGTGTTATCCCCAATGACCACGGTGCTATTTCCCACGTTCACGGTCGGCGCCGTAATATTTATGGTAGTTCCCACAATCTCCACCACCGCGGTGCCGGCATCGTTCCGGAGCTGTGCGCGGTCTGTTTTATAGCCCGGTATTATATGCGGCTGGCTCCAGATCCCGAGGAGCGCGAAGCCGTCGCTCAGATCGTGCCGGCGCCGGTCCATCTGGATGTTCCCCGCGCCCCCGGATTGCCACCAGGAGTCGATGCAGTGATCGGCGAGCATGACAAGACATTCATCGCCTTTGGTGACGGGCAGAGTGAGGCAATAGCCGCCCGCCCTGGGGAGCGCTATAGGGACGTCGACGAGGAGCGGAAGCTGGACGTTGCTCTCCGCGCCTTTGCTGGTGACGATTTCCATGATCGCGGGCAGTACCGTCACGGTCTGAAAGATCGGATCGAATGATTGAATGATTCCCGGGATATGTACCCAGAGTTTCGCCGCAGCCTGCCCGGCGACTCGCTCATACGGCTCGCAGTCGAGGCCCATGCGTGTAGGCAGGTCTAAGCCGTTTCTGTCTCCGTAGGTCATCAATTATCCCATATATTTGCGACAACCTGCATGGTTAGGTCGCGGTTCATAACCTTCCTTACAATAGCAGTCGCAACAATAAAAAATGCTTTTTCTTCCCGGTTCATTGGGCCAGGTCTTCACATGCAGGATTTCTATCTCTATTTTCCCGCATACATCGCAATGATCGGATAGTATGGACATGTTTAATTTCCTGTCTGCGTCTTCGGATTCTTGTATATTTCAGGCAAAAAGGGTTCTTGTGGGGATTCTTGCGTCCCCTCCAACATCTGAATCGGCCCGATGCCGCTTATCCCTAATACCTCGGTATACCACGGCGCGCCCTCGCCGCCTCTCGTATCTCCTATATGGCGCACACGGGCAACCATGCAATAAAAGTCCCGGTCGAGAGGCGAGGCAATCTGTCCTTGAGAAATGAGCATCTTGCGCACCAGCACGTTGTCCAGTTTTATCTGTAAGCCCGGTCGGCGAATCTTTATCCGGGGATCTAGAGAAACTTTGAAAAGCACTCCGGCCTGCGTCTGCTGCGGCGTTCCTATAAGGCCCGTAGCCGGTGAATAGACAAGAGCCTTTTCCTTTGAAATGTCCGTGAGCTGAGAAAGCGTGAGCTTCCCATCCTCCAGCCACCACTGCGCGTTATTGGCCTTTGCGATATTGTCTAAATGCCCCTTGGCGTCTCCAAAAAAGCTTTTCCCGCGCGGTAAGGTCTCCATTTTAAGATTCGGTGTTATGTACTGTATCGGGATGGGCGTTTGCGCGTTCTTGGCTATGAAATGTACCTGGGATTCATAGGTCGATCCCACACCAATCGTTCTGTTAATAAGGTTTTGATCTAATTTGTCCATGCCGTCGATGCAGTGCAGCATGAGCGTATAATCGACGACGTCGGGCCGGTCCCAGATAGGTTGGAAGAGCTGACCATCGAAGATCACACCGAAGGCGCCGGTCACGTAGCCGGCCTCGACGAGGACGCGCTGGCCCTGGTAAAAAGGTATATTGAAATCCTTGGCTTTGAGGTTCCAAATCGTAATATCGCTATAATTCGGAGTACTCCAGCCCGGCTTGTCGATCTCGAAGGTCACGCGCAGCGCCCCGGTAGTCTGCTCTTTTGTGCTGTCGGATAGCACGATCTGCCGGCTGTTGCCGTCAGCATCCGGCTGGGAAAAAATGCTTATTCGCCATTTGCGGCCGAAGAGAGGATTGCTCACGGCGTATCTCCCCAGGCAAGATTCCAATCGACTCCGAGGGATGTCATGCTCGGCCAGTCCTCGGCCACACCGGATATGTTGAGCAGGTACGCGCTGCCGATCCTGAGATAGGCATATTGGCTGAGGATATTCGACTCCGGAGGCTGACCCGGAACGAGCGGCATGCCCGCCAGGATCACGTTATTCGCGTCATCGGCGATCCCCATCACCCAATAGCCGGCCGCCTCGTTGAAATTAAACGAGAGGTTGAAAACGACGTTGTTTCCATCGACGCTCAGCGTCGTCGTGATCGTCTGATTCGGGGCAGGCGTGAGAGGGATGATTTGGCTCATGTACCTGGTGCTCCCGCCCGTACCAACATTGTTGCCTGTTGATCCGTGGGCGCCGTCGCCTGCACGGTGCCGATGTTCGTCTGCGGGTCCGTCATCTGCGGCCTGGCGCTCACAGTTTCTGCGGCCACTTCCGCCGTGATGATCTGCCGGAGATTTACGTGCATCTTGAGACCGTAGAGGGTCTCGTGATCGTCGGGCGCGTCGATGTCGTCGATGTACATATTCTCATAGAAATCGAGCCTCGTCCTCAGCGCCAGGCTGTGGGCGTTATCCTGGAGAGCAGCCATCAGCTGATAGGCGGACACGGAGCGCGTCGGACCTGCGCTATTCTGGCCCGGCACATAATCCTGCATGGCGTCGGACATGCCGATCTCCAGGGTCACGACAGAGGGCTCCCGGTAAATGTGATCGGCCTGGGAAACGCCGGTCTGCACCGGATGACGGGTAATGACGGACTTTCGGGAGTGGCCGACCCGTATCACTGCGTCGAAGTAATAGGTCTCCCTGGTCACCGTGTCATAAATAGACGTGTTTCCCGGGATATTCTCGGCCCACTGCGGAGGCCAAAAGCCCGGTTCCCCGCCCTGGTCGCCGGGTGAATCGGTCACAAAAAGAGGCCAGGTAGGTCCTGCACTCATCCTAAAACTCCGTTCATCTCGAACGAAAGACGCTGCTGACGCTTAGAAAGCATGGCATCGACTTCGTCGCGCACCTTCTTGGCGATCTCATCGGCCGAGGCTTTCGTCCCCGCGACGTTAACGTTTATATCACCCAGGGTCGTGGTCACGGTGACGTTGGGCGGCACGGAAGGCTGCGTATAGGCCCCCGC